TTACCATTTCTTCTCCTCAATTAACTGTGCAAGAAGTATCTTCGCTTGCTTAATATCTTTACTTTGACTACTTTTATCCCCACCAGCAAGTAATAGCATTAACTTTGAGCCTTTTTGTGCAAAATACACACGATATCCTGGTCCAAAAGCGAAACGCAGTTCACTAATACCATTGCAAACTGGATGTAAATCACCTACTGGCTTACCTGCAATTTCACATAATCTCAGCCTCGCATTAATTCGAGCTTTAGATTGCAAGACCATGAGCCTACTAAGTCTCCTAAATTAGCGGATTTAGCTGATTAGTCGCGCGGGTTTTAAAATATACAAGGTTTGAAGGTGATGATTTTATGATTTCAGATAATATCTTCCATGATTCTTCACATGATAATTTGAAATCTAGCTTCATTACGTGTTGTATACAATGAAGCTTTGCTTTTGAACTCTGAAACTATTGCTCTGTACTCTGAAACTTTGATTTAGAACATCATATTATTTCTTACTATATTATGCTTGTAATACTGTATATCCCCACTTCACCAGCTGGGTGCAAGGTGGGTGCACTTTTTAACGTTATCCATCTTGTGCACTCGACCCTAGAACGTAGACATGTTCCCTCATACAGCCAAAACACACTCAAAAACCGCAAGAACCCAGCCTAAAGCCGCCACACACTAAACCTTTTAACGATAGCCCTCGCAAACCCCTGCTACATAAGGGCAAAAATGCACCCACCTATTAAGCCCTAGACATCAATACAACACTCTCGACGTGGATTGAGAGAACTCCGAGTATAACTACACTTTTTTGAGTGCACACTATTGATAGTGGGTGCACCTTTTAACGATAGAAGCGAGCTATCGTTAAAAAGTTTAAGATTGGCTTAATAGCTTGATTTTTGAGCATAAAAAACAGCCTAGAGATGATTCCCCTAGGCTGAGTTTTGTAACATTTCAAATGCTCACAGTCTTTTGACTTTTACGATGCCCTTTCAATATCCACATTAATCTCTGATTTAAAAGTTATGCTGAACTTGTCCTCGTAAACTTTTATTTTCTTGATGTACTTTCTTACTAGCTTCTCGTCATACTCACTAATATCGTGACGTTCACTTTTCAGAAAATCTTCCATTTCTCTGATTCGTCTTTTAGCATCTTCTTGACCTGCTTTTTCTATAAGAAGCTGCTGTTTCTTACCTTTCAGTTCATCAATCTCATCAGCTATTTTCGCGTAGTCTTTTTTAGCTTTAAGCAAGGTTAGTAGTATCGCTTGTTTGTCCGCGATTTTTTTATCAACCGTTTCAAGCTCGCTTAAGTTGTTGCCCGCGATAATTTCTCTAATATTGTTATTCAACGTATCCAATACTTCATCCGGTATACTAAACACCTTGTTTATGGCTTTCACTGTAGCAGACTGCAGTTCTTCCTCTTTTACTGTCGGAGCATCACAAGCACTAGGACCATTTTCCCATCTGGTACAACAACGCCAAACAACAGAACGCACTCCTCGATTGTTCCAAGCAATTCTTCTGTAAACATCCCCGCACTTAGAACAAACACATAAACTGGATAAAGCGTACTTGCTGGAATAAACTCTCCTTTTTTTATTCTCCTCACCACTAAACATGTTGGCTCGTCTTACCATTTCTTCTTGAACTTTAAAGAAAATATCTCTTGGAATAATAGACGCGTGGCTATCTTTTACATAATACTGTGGTTCTGTTCCATCATTTTTTATACGAACATGGTTGATAAAATCTGTCGTGATGGTTTTTTGTAAAAGAGCATCACCAATATATTTTTCGTTTTGCAAGATGGTTTTAATATTAGACAAGTGCCATTTTAAATGCCCGGCACCATTTTTAACACCGTCTTTTTCAAGACCCTCCGCTATATCTCTAAGGCTTAATCCTTCTAAATATTCTCTATAGATTCTTCTTACAACTTTTGCTTCCTTTTCAAGAATTACAAGATTCCCTTCATCGTCTTTTGTGTATCCTAAAAACCAGTTATGGTTGATTTGCACTTTGCCTTCCTGGTAGCGGAACTTAAGTCCAAGCTTCACATTCTGAGAAAGCGACGCGGATTCCTGTTGAGCTAAAGAAGCCATGATAGTAAGCAATAGTTCTCCGCTTGCTTCCATGGTGTTGATGTTTTCTTTTTCAAAAATGATCGGAATGTTTTTGTCTTTCAACTGTCTAACAAACTTTAAACAGTCGATAGTGTTTCTCGCAAAACGGCTAATCGACTTAGTGATAACCATGTCTACTTTGCCACTCATGCAATCGTGGATCATGTCGTTGAAACCGACACGTTTTTTCGTGCTAGTTCCTGAAATACCGTCATCAGCGTAAATGCCAGCAAACTCCCAGAGAGGATTTCTTGAAATATAATCCGTATAATGCTGAACTTGCGTGTCATAACTTGTTGCCTGTTCTTCACTGTCAGTACTGACACGACAATACGCTACTACTCTTAACTTCGGCTTATCTTTATGCTTATCTACCGTATTCCCCGCTATTTTTCTTGGTGGAATAATTGTAACGTTGGCACTCATTTTACACCTCCCTTGATTTGACTGTACGCGTATGCTGCTTGCCGATAAGGATCATCGTATTTCTTTTCTATAACGCCTATTTCGTACGCGAAATTTGTTGTTATTAAAGGTTTTAGCTCTGTTGTACGAGGTTTTCTTCTAAAATTGTTGGCTCTTAACTGCTGAACTTTATAAAAAGTTTCTTCATCTAAAAGACTCGGGTAAAGCGATGTTCCTAAGTACGTTTTATTTTTCAAAATATTGCTAATTACAGAATGTGTTTTATCAATGTTCACTGCCCGAGCCGTTTCAGAAATCGTTCCAAATTCTAAGAATTTACAGAAAAGCTCTCTAACTTTCAGAGCTTCTTTTTCGTCTATAACCGCCTTACCGTCTACTATTCTGTAACCATATGGGATGTGTGCCATGTTTCTTTCACCTCTTCTTCTAATTCCAATCCGCATTTCAAATGAAAAATAAATTCTGTTCTGCTTTTAACTACGACATCGTCTACAAAATCCAGAAAATTCTCGTCCTTAAACTCGCTAAATACTTCTGTGACGCTTACGAACCGTTGAAGTTTTTGCGCCTCGTTTAAGTGCGTTAAGTTACCGTTTAAACTGTTGGAAAGCTGAAGTTTTTCCTTAAGACAGGTATCTATTTCTGTTTTAAGCTGATTGCTTTCCAGATAGTAGGAATCCATCTCAATGTAGCCACCGGCGAAAAGCTTACTGAGTACTTGCTCTTGTTCTTGCAGCTTAAGGTTTTTTTCTTCAAGTTCGATAACCTTGTTCAAACCGTCTTTACTATTCACGTTTCTTAAGCTGTTTATGAAAGGCGTTAATATTTGAGCGTATGTTGCTTTGAGCTTGTTAAGCATTTGAAGAAAAGCTAATTTAACATACTCCTCTTTTACAGCTTTCATAGGGCAGCATTTAATTTCACGTATATGCTTGGTACAACACCAGACAACATAGGCTCCATCTTTTTTATGCCGGTCGTGTTTCTTTAACCTACTATGGCAATTACCGCAGTAAAGTTTCCCTGAAAACACATATCTAGCAAGGTATTTATTACTACCGCCGGTAATATTTAGTTTTAATTTTCTCTTCTGTCTCAGCTCATGCACAAGATTAAAAGTTTCATGACTGATGATAGCCTCGTGATGGTTTTCAATAACATACTGTTTTTTCTCGCCACGGTTTTTATGGCGGTTAAAATTATCGTCTGTAAATGTTTTCTGAAAAATCACATCCCCTGTGTATGTTTTATTGTTCAAAATAGCGTTCACGGTAGTCGAAGACCATTTAGCTCCTTTTTTCGCAGGAATCTTTTTAGCCGTCAGCTCATTAGCTATCACATGCCCGCCTTTACCTAAAAGTGCCATACTAAAGATGTCTTTTATAACCTCAGCTTCCTTTGGAACGATAATCATTTTCCCGTTCTCGTTTTTATAGCCATACGATGGGGAAGAAATAATATAGCTTCCGTTTTCGAACCTTTTTTGAATTGACCACATGCTGTTTTCCGAGATGGATCTTGATTCGCTTTGTGCGATGGAACTTAAGATAGAAAGCATAAGCTCTGAACTCATATGCTCGGTATCAATGTTTTCTTTCTCAAAATACAAATAAATACCAAGACCGGTAAGTTTTCTAACTATTTCAAGACAGTCAACCGTGTTTCTTGCAAGCCTACTAATAGACTTTGTAACAATCCTGTCTATCTGACCGCTCTCACAGTCTTTAAGCAGTTGTTTAAGACTTTCACGCTTATCGATTTTCGTGCCGCTAATACCCTCGTCAAAGTAAAGCCCCGCATACTCCCAGCATGGATTAGACTTAATATAGTTTTCGTAATGCTCCTTTTGCACTTCTAGACTGAGAAGCTGCTCATCACTGTCGGTAGAAACTCTCGCATATGCTGCAACCCGCGTCTTTTTCTCAAGACCGGTTTTTCGTATTGTAGAGTCTATTTTTATTATTTCTTTCACTATTTCCCTCACTTTCAGCTAATACTATTCATCACTCTAAAAGCAGTGTTTATCAAGCTTTTAACCCAATAATTCCTTGTAAAACGGGTGAAATTTTTCCCTGTTAAGACGGCTTATTTTTTCTTTTTCTTGCTCGCTGATAAGCCCTTTTTTAAAGAGTGAAACGGTAAGTTTTTCGGCTATTTCAAAACGAAAATCCGCCTGCATACTCTCTTTTGTCCAAGCCCTCGCTTTAACATCCGTTAGCCCGTGAGCATCATTACTTATTTGCATGACGTCCACCTTCAAAACGATGTTCTATATAGCAGGCGTGGCAGCAGTATTTTCGAGTCTTATTACCGTAAGAGATAAAAGAATTTTTGCAGTTAAGACAAGCACACTCATAGTTTGCCTGTCTTTTTACCAACTGTGTATGCTTGTTCCACCACGTGTTTCTACACGCGTCAGAGCAGAAACGTTTAACTTTACGACCAGCATTCTGTTTAACAGGCTTAGCGCATAAATCACATAATTGAACGCTATTGCCAACATTTACGCCGCCAAGATTGTTGCGCTTACAGTAGCTTTTAACCGTATCAACTGAAAGATTTAACTGTTTAGCTATTTTCGTATAGCCAAACCCCATGTTTCTTAGTTTTCCAATCTTACTTTTTTCTTCCACATTCATTTGCCTGTGCCTCCTTACATCACAGGCAAAGAAAAAACAGTGTTTTTTAACCTCTTGGCTTGATAATTTAACCTTAAAAATAAAAAAAAAGCCCGAGGATTGCTCCAATGTAGGAACAAGCCTCGGGCTTTACATGTTTCAAACTGTTTTACAAGAGTTCGTTTACTCGTTTTTGTACCGTAGCATAATCGTATCCGGCTTGAGTTAGACGCTGTTTACGCTCATTTCCGTTACCCCACGTGCCTCGGATTACTTCACGTGCAAGCTCATCAACTGACTTTCTACGAGTCTTAACACCAAGAAGCTTATTAACCTTATTTTGCACGCTCGCATAATCGTATCCGGCAGAAGTTAAACGCTGTTTACGCTCATTTCCGTTACCCCAAGCGCCGTTAATAACTTCTCGCGCCACCTCATCAATACTCGAGGTGCGCGTAGCTTGGTCAGAGCCACCGTTTTTACACCCGTTTAACCCAGCGTTTTTAATCACGCTTGGATAATCCACGTAAGCATAATCCATATCAACTCTGCCAGCTACTCCAGGCACACTGCCACTTGACGAGTATTGCCAAAGACCATACGAACCCTGATAACTGCAGTGCGTGTTCCACTGTGCAATCCACAAAGCGTAACGGTTTCTAACATGAGATGACACAAGATTATTAGCTACTGAAAGCGAAGTGTAAAAACCTGCATAATACCCGCAAGCTTCAAGCTTGCTGCAAAAACTGGTAATCAGCGAATCACAGAAAACTCGCCCACGGTTAAGCTGGCTTTTCTCTTCCAAATCAAAGTAAACAGGATACTCAAAACTCTTACCTGAAAGCATGTTCACACAGCTTTGAGCTTCCTCAGACGCTTCGCCTGCAGAGTTTGCGTACGAATACCAGTAGGCTCCCACGTCAAGACCGGCTGTTTTTGCTTTACGATAGTTCTGTTCAAACCACTTGTCTTTGCATCCGATACCGTATCCTGCTCGAATGATCACAAACTCAATGCCGGATGCTTTTACCGCGTTGAAATCAATGTCACCCTGCCATTCTGATACGTCTATTCCTTTTTTACTCATGAGTATTGTCCTTCCTGTTCTTGTCGTGTAATTGTTCTAAAACGTTTTTTAATTTCTCAGGCACGGGAAGCCCCAGGTGAGCCGCGTTTTCGGTTAAAGATAATCCTTCGTTAGATAGGTAGAAGAAAATTACTGCGGTTCTCATCACGCTTCCTTGTTTCAAAACATGAAAATCTATAATGTTTGCTATGCCAACAAGCATAAAAATGAGCACCTTTCTAAAAATGCCCTTAAAACCAATGCTGCTAGACAGTTTCTTATCCGTGACTGCACACATCACGCCTGTAATATAATCAGTTACCACAAATAAAACGAGTGCGAGGATAAGCCCGTCGCACCCGCCTAAAAAGTATCCCAGCCAGCCGCCTACTAGTGTGAAAGCCAGTTGAGCACTATTCCAAAATCCTCTCATAATTCTCCTTACAAGTTTTCCTAACATTTGCCAGTACTCTTATAAAAACAAAAAGTAAAAAGTAATAAAAAAGGACAGGCATGGTTTAACCCACACCTGCCCTAACATTTCAGCATTTCAGTATTTCAACTGATATTATTTTTCAACACATGACTACTACTTAACACATTCTTCAGCATCTTCACCTTTCCCAAACGTTTCATCTTTTTCAGTTTTTTCGGCTTTTATTTTCAAAATCTCGTCGTTAAGTTCGCGTTCTCTAGAATTAAAATAGTCTTCTAACTGTTTCACATACGCTTCATATTCCATCGAGTTTTCCGCGATCACCGCCGAACGCATATCAGATAATACGCTTGCAACAATGCCTTCTATCATGTAAGTAGGTATTGGTATTTGCTTATTCAACTCGACTATTTTTTCGTTTAACTCAGCCTTATATTTTTGCACAGCTACCGCGTAGCTAATTGTCGGTTTTACCACTACTCTCCTCCAATCTTTTTAGAATAATATCCAGCTTGTGGCTGATTTCGCATAAAATTTTCGTATTATCAACTACAGGCGTTGTAATACTTTCTGTCACGTCTTTTAAGCGCGTACCCTTATTAGCCACTATTTTGTTTGTGTGAATAATGAGTTTCTCCATAACAAATTCTCCCTTTATTCTCCCTATAACAAATTCTCCGCCAACGTTCACTTCCACGCTTCCATCAACGCTTCCACCACGTTCACTTCCGCGCTTCACTTCCGCGTTTTTAATAGTATTTAACTTTCATGAGTATCCCGTTTTTAAACACCATGTGAGCGTTAGAACCCCATTTTGAAGCTTTCCCATCCTGGTTCATCTCAATAATCTGCACATAGTTAATATCCGCGTCTACTCCTGCACCGTCTTGCCAAACAGGATCTATAATCTTGTTACCGTGCATGTAAAAGTTGCATCCAGCGTGAATACCATACTCTTTATAAATGCTTTGCGAACGTGAAAAACACAGCATAGTAGCGTATGTTTCTTCATCAGCTGATTTACGCTGCGCGAAAGCCATATACTTTCCGTCGTTAGTAAGATGAAAAACTAGACCCTTGTGAGAATTATCTTCTTCCCACTCGCCGGTTCCAACATAGCCAATATACACGCCGTTACGGTAGAAGTTGTTCCCATTTTTATCAAAAACAGCTCTTTTATGATCCTCATCAACTTCACCATCGTAAAGTTCTATCTGCCCGGGTGTTATTTGCACGTATTTACTCGAATGGTTAAACCCGAGAAGGAAACTGTTATAGTTTTGCTGCATGAAACTACCAAAATCACCTTTTTTAACCATTGAAGATATGGAATCTTCTACTATGGTTAGTTTAGAAATAGCCTTATCAGCCGTGGATTTAGCAGCCTCAATGTCTTTATCTTTAACTCTGATCCAATCGAACGTTCTAAAACTACTTATACTGTCAGCGGAAACGTAATGCCACAGTTTGCTTGTTCCACCTTTATACGGGTGTTCAGACTCAGGATAATTTTCACCTTCAACCTCAATAATGTTAATATCTTCAGGCAGTTTAGACACGTATCCTGAAATTTCTCCTGAATACTCTTTTTTAATGCTATCAATCTTAAAACCATAATTGTCAAACGGAGACCAGTTAGTTCTAAAATGTAGCCAAAACTCGTTTGATGGAACAAACACTGTTGCGCCAGAAATTTTTTCACCAGTTAAACCAGGTATAGCGTAAATTTTATCCTCATACTTGTAAAAAATGTCTACAAAATCGTCAAAAGCTGATTCCGTGTGCGACTTCTCATTAAATTTTACGGCTAAACTTTCCTGCTTAACAATAAGCCGGTAAGCGTAGCCGGTTGACGTGTCGTAGAAAAAATCACCAACATGCTGCATTTTTTCACTATCAGTCAGCCACAAGCTCATAGGAGCGTTAAACTGGCTTGGAGTATACGAGCCGTAATAGTTACCGTTTTTCTGTTTAAGACTATGGTTAACGCTTTCAACACCAGCCTCAATCTTACCGTCTGTAACATTCAGTTTCGTGTTGATTTCACTTATCGTGTAATAGTTTTCAAGCCGCCTACCAGTGTCTTTTATAGCCTCGTTTTTTGCTTTACTGATCTGCTTTTCTACCTGCGAAGTGTAAGAGACTGAAAGTTTTTCCGCGTCAATCGAATGTCCGATAATCCTGTCACCATACACCATGCCGTCAAGAGTCATCGCAGTATTGTAAGGGCCTGAAAAACCGTTATGGCTTCCAGCAATACCATTCATGTTAACCTGTAAAACTTTTGTAGCAGTGTTTTTATCAGGCGTATCCATGTAAAGGTCACGAACCCACATGCCTTTACTATCGTATTCGCTTATCTTATAGCCGCTTTGAGAATTACCCATTTGCGCTTTAATATTATCGATCGCAGCTTTAACACGCTCGTTGTCTATTTTTCTAGTTTCAACCGTTTCTTCTTTTAACGTTTGAACAGCATGCGACACGTTTTGCACATACCCTTTAGAAATCCTGCTCGCAAGCACGATTCTCATTTCGCCTGGTTTTTGAATCGGTATAGTCTTTTTTACTACAGGAAACACGCGGTCCATGCCAAATTGTGGAGCGAGACAACGAACCCTATCCCCACACTTAATCGTCGCATAATATAAACCTAACTCGGATAAGTCAACCGCGCTAAGGCTTATTTCTACATGCTCAAACTGGTTATCCTGTAACCATTTAACAGCTTTGCGCATAAGATTAGTTGGGACTGTCACATTATTGAAATTAATAACTTTACAAACCCAGCCGAATGTTTTTTGCGCTTCGCGAGATACTATATAGTTTTTCCCATTGTTTATTGAAGTAATATCAACATGCTTTTTAAGAACCTCGTTTTCACTATTCTCGTTTTCCAACTCTTTTCCGAGAGGAATAACCGCTGTAGTAACATCCTCTGCTGAAAGGTTTTCCGCATATTCAAGCAGGTTTAAACCGAAACTAATATGCTGGCTTGTAGCTTTACCTATTTCTTCTAAACGTAGGTAGTCTAAGTAAAGTTTCCCGTCTTCTTTTCTAAGACGCACATATCCGCCAAGTTTTTCAACCATTTTTCCCATGATCGCTTCAAGCGTGGTTTCAAAATTAGTAAACCTGTAGAGTGAATCATTCGAGTCAGATACTGTGACGAAACCAATTCTTATTTTCTTATAATCATCTACCTGACTGTTATGAGCTTGTAAAAGTTTTTCTAAAAGCTGGTATGAACTCTGATCATGGTATTCTTTCTGAGGTTGAATACTATCAGCTAAGTAAGTTAACAACCCTACGCAAGTTACTTTCTTACTACCATACAAGTTTTTTACTTGTTCTCTAACCTCGCCGAAGAAAATCTCCTCATCGTCACGCCACACGCTTACTATTGATTTCCGGTTTTTAATAAGCTCATAGCAAGGGTTTTGACTAGGGCAAGTAAACGTTAACGTTCCCGCAGTGTTAAGCTCCAAGTTTAACGTGATATCATCAAGTACCGCTTTGTCATCATTCGGATAGTAAATCGTATTACCGTCAAGCATGATCCTGTACACTCACAACCACCCCCTTTTATAGGAAATATTTACCATCCCGTTTCCAACGAATGTTAAGCGCATGCTTATTTTTGAACGAAGCTGTGGGAAACGGTTAACACCTGTTTTAATCTCATACTTTTTACCATTAGAATACAGTAGCATACTGTT